CAACTAAGGTATTAACAGATTAACAAGGAGGAATATTATGGCAAAAACATATCAATACTGCGTAGCAGAAAACTGGGGCAAAGGATTTATCGATCACGATGAATCTCATAGAATAACTTTCGCAGGTTATCCTGGTAATGTTTGGCAAGTTCCTGCATACAATAAACATGGTAATCTTTGGATTGCTAAAGTTGCAGGCGCTGTTAAAACAAAAGATCAAGCTCAAACTATTGTTACAGCAGTAGTAGAGGCAGGTCAAGATGCTTGGGATGCTAATAATGTTGATGGCGAATCATCTGATGAAAAAATTGCAAGATTAGGTGCAAAGCCAGCTGACATAACATTAACAGAATAAAAATAAAATGTCTGAATATAAAGCCATACACGGTGTTAAAGTTCGTGACTACACCACTGACCCTGATAATCTTATTGTAGGTCAAGTGTGGTATGACAAGACTAATAAAGTATTACAGTTTCAAGCAGAAGGTGCTGCATCTTGGGCTAGTGGTGGTGATATGAATAATGGTAGAGCTACTTTAGGTTCTTCTGGTACTCAAACTGCTGGATTAGCTTTTGGTGGTAGTGGTAGTGCAGCTCATACAGAAACATATAATGGATCGGCTTGGACAGAAGTTAATGATTTAAATTCTGAAAGAGAAGCATTAGGAGGTTCAGGCACTCAAACATTAGCGTTAGCATATGGTGGAGAAGACGCAAATGATGCTCAAGACCTTTGTGAATCTTGGAACGGAACATCATGGACTGAAGTTGGAGATTTAAATAATGCAAGACAAACAATAGTAGGTGCAGGAGCTTCTAACACATCTGCTTTAGCTTTTGGTGGTGGTAACTCAGCACACACAGAATTATGGAATGGTACAGCGTGGACAGAATTAAATAATTTAAATCTTGCAAGATCCAGTATGGGATCAAGTGGTATTGCAACTGCTGCTTTAGGATATGGTGGTGCTAGACCTAGTTCAGCTTTTGATGGAGAAACAGAATCATGGAATGGAACTTCTTGGACAGAAGTTGCTGATATGAACACCGACAGAGCTACTTTAGGAGGAGCAGGAACTACGAACACATTAGCTTTAGCTTTTGGAGGAGAATCCACTGCTGTGACTGCTAATACAGAATTATACAATGGAACAAGTTGGGTAGAACAAAATAATTTAAATACAGCAATAGCAAAAAATGCTGGAACAGGAAGCACTACGGCAGCTTTAAGTTTTGGTGGGTCTCCTAGTCCTAATTCAGCTAAGAGTGAAGAATGGAATAATCCCACGTTAACTATTAAAACGGTGGACATAGATTAATTATGACAGATTACAAAGACATACACGGATTTCAAATTGAAATTAGATCAAGTAATCCAACTAATCTAATTAACGGACAAGTTTGGTATAACACTACAAATTCAAAATTAAGAGGAGCTACAGTTAGTTCTGTAGGTGGTTGGGCTACAGGTGGAACTATGAATACAGGACGATATAATTTAGCAGGTGCAGGAATTCAAACAGCAGCTTTAGCTTTTGGTGGTACTTTAGATCCGCCTGATTCAGCATTATCAGAGTCTTACAATGGTACATCTTGGACTGAAACAAATGATTTAAATACTGCTAGAAATGCATTAGCAGGTGGAGGTGTATTAACTTCTGCTTTAGCTTTTGGTGGCGGAGATACTAATTCAGCACTTAATGAATCTTTTAATGGAACAAGTTGGACAGAGGCTGCAGATTTAAATACGGCAAGGAGAGCTTTAACAGGATTAGGTGCTAGTAATACAGCTGCTTTAGCTACAGGTGGATATGTTTCATCAGCTTCAGCGTTAACAGAAAAATGGAATGGAACTTCTTGGACAGAAGTTGGAGATTTAAATACTGCTAGATATAGTTTAGGATCAGCAGGAATATATTCATCAGCTTTAGCTTTTGGGGGTGCAGCACCACGTGTAGCAATTACAGAATCTTGGAATGATACCTCTTGGACAGAAGTAGCAGATTTAAATACTGCTAGAGATCATATAAGAGGTGCAGGATCTGCCAACGATGACGCTTTAGGTATTGGTGGATATAATGGTGAAGCTAATCTAGCTTTAACAGAGTTATGGAATGGAACTTCTTGGGCTGAACAAAATGATTTAAATAGTGGAGTAAGACAACATTCATCAGCAGGAACTACATCAGCAGCTATATCTTTTGCTGGAGCTGCACGAGTAACAGCATCAGAAGAATGGACAGTGCCTTTTATAGATATTAGAGAATTTGATCTATCCTAAAACTTGTAATAAATTTTATATAGTATATATATTAAATATAACTAATGGAGAAAGACATGAAAAAAGACGTTAAAGAAGTAATACAAGGTGAAGAAACTCATTTAAATAATTTATTAGAACAAGATGACTTATCTGCATTTAAAGGTATGGTAGACGAGTTAAGAGATACTTGGACTAAAAAACAAATGTTTAGAACAGAGACTGAAGCAAGATTTTCTGTTCTTCAAGATAATAGATACCCAACTAAAGCATCAAAATATTGGCAGTGTGTAAGAGAACAATCTAGTTACTTGGATAATCTTATGACATTATCTTTTGACTATAGAAGAAATGAAGCAAAGATTAAATGGTTAGAAGGTAAAGTTGAAAAAGAACAAGATGATTATAAAGCAACTAAATATCAAATTGATTTAGACGAAGCTATATTTGGTAAAGCATCTATGGAAAAAACAGCCAAGCATAGAATGAGAGAAATTAAAATGTGGTCTGGATTAAAAAAAGAATTTAATGATGGATCATTTAATGACAAAGATGTTAACCAACATCAACTAGAATCATATGGACTACAGTATCATGAAAAAGCAAAAACATTAAATGCAAATTCAAGTGAGGCTGAAATATTTAATGTGATGGGTCAATTAAATTCATTACAAAGAATTAAAAAATCTGGTGAATTAGAAAGCAGTTACAAAGAGAAAGAACAATTAACTCAACATGGAAAACCAAAAGATTAATTTTGATTTTGTATTTTTAGGTCAGTCTGTTCTAAAGTATCAAGTACCATTAGATATTTTTACAGCAATTAATCAGATCTATGAACAAAATTTTTATAACCTTGCACCTGCTAATGGTCAGTTAGTTGGTAAGATTGAGAACGAACATTCATTGTTTTATAAGGGTCAAGATCAATCTAAAATGAAAAACCATAACTTGTTACCAAGAAATGTAACAGATTATTTTATGACTATATTTAAACATTATTTAGCATTTAACAAAATTAAAGATTATGATACTCATTTAAATTCTATTTGGGTAAATGAAATGAAACAACACGAATATAACCCTACACACATTCATAGAGGGATGTTATTTACAGGATTATCTTCGGTAATGATTTTAAAAATGCCATCAACTATTGGTAAAGAATATTCAGCAGAACACATACAACAAAATGGTAGACTACAAATACTAGGAGCTGCTAATGGTCAATTTGCTAAAATAGATTACCAACCACCAATGGATCTTAGAGATTTTTATGTATTTCCTTATGATATGAGACACTGCGTATATCCATTTAATGGTACGACAGAGACTAGACGAACACTAGCTGCAAACTGTGATGTGCAATTTGATCCAATTAAAAACAGAGGAGCTATATGATAACTGAGCCACGTTGGAAATCTTTTATAGTAGAGACTACACAACCAATCTTTACACCTAAACAATGTCAAATGATTATTGAAGCAGGGAGAGCTGAACCTAAACAAGATGCTTATGTTGGAAACAAAAAAAGTATTAACGAAGGCAAGTTAGATACTAAAACTAGAACCTCACATATTAGTTGGATACCATTTAAAAAAATGAATGACATGTACAAAGACATTGAACGTTTTATGAAAACTACTAATGGTAATCATTTTGGTTTTGATGGAATGACAATTACAGAAATGGCACAATACACAGAATATCCAGAGGGTGGTTTTTATGATTGGCATGTAGACAATGATGTAAACTTTGCACACGAACCCCCTGTTAGAAAAATATCTATGACTTGCCTACTATCACCTGAATCAGATTTTGAAGGAGGGGATTTGGAATTAATGAAAGAAGGTAAAGTTGCAAAACTTAAACAAGGATATGCAATATTCTTTGCATCTTTTATAAGACATAGAGTTAAACCAGTTATACTTGGAAATAGAAAATCACTTGTTATGTGGTTTGGAGGTACACCATTTAAATAATGCATAGAGAATTACTTTTTCCAACACCAGTTTATATTGCAGATATCAAACACCCAACTCTTAATCAAGAACTAGAAAGAGATATTGTAGCTTGGTCTAAAAAAGATAAAGGTATTACTAGAACTAATGTCCAAGGATGGCATTCAAAAACTAACATGCACGAAATGCCTGAATTTAAAAAATTAGTTAATATGTTATATGCATGTCAGAAAACTATTTATGATCAAGAACATTTAGATAGTGAACCTGTGTTAGGTAATATGTGGGCTAACATTAATCCACCAGGTGGAATGAATAGAGCTCATCAACATCCAAACTCATTGTGGTCTGGTGTGTATTATATTAAAGCCCCTAAAAATTCTGGACATTTAAAAATAGATGATCCAAGATCAATTGCTTGTATGTCTAGACCCAGACAAAAAGATGGAAAAAAACCTGCAAGATTATTTAGAGAAACAAGTTATGAACCTATTGCTGGAAAATGTATTATGTTTCCATCATGGTTAATGCATTGTGTTGATCCTAATGAATCTAATGATATAAGAATATCAGTGTCTTTTAATTTTTTACAAAAGTGTATGATAGTATGAGTTTTCAAAATAAAAAATACCAAGTAATTAAAAATGCAGTGTCATATGAATTAGCTAATTTTATATTTAATTATTTTATGCTTAAAAGAGATGCAGTAAGTTGGATGTATAAAAATAATATTATACATGATAATGGTATGTTTGGCACATGGAAAGATCAACAGATACCAAATACATATTCTCACTATGCAGATCATGTAATGGAAACTTTAATGATGAAAGTATTACCAGTTATGCAGGCGGAAACAGGATTAGAATTATTACCAACATATTCTTACGCTAGGATATATAAAAAAAGTGATACACTTCATAGACACAAAGATAGACCTAGCTGTGAAATATCAACTACTATTCATTTAGGTGGGGATAAGTGGCCTATATTTATTGATGGCACAGGAGCTAATAATGTTATTGATGAACGCAAAAATATTATAAAACCAGGAGCACCAACAGGCACAGAAGTCTTACTTGATGTTGGAGATATGTTAGTATATAGTGGTTGCGAATTAGAACATTGGAGAGAACCTCTAGAAGGTAATACTTGCGCTCAAGTATTTCTTCACTATAACCATGTAAATGGTCCTTTTGCAAAAGATAATAGGTTTGACAAAAGGCCGATGTTAGGTATTCCCCCAATAAGGAATATGTAATACAATGAGGTTATATGTTACAAAAAATACAATTTGCACCAGGATTTAATAAACAAGTTACATCAACCGGTGGTGAAGGCCAATGGATTGAAGGTGACAATGTTAGGTTTAGATATGGTTATCCAGAAAAAATAGGTGGTTGGGCACAACTAGGTTCTACAAGTTTAACTGGTAGAAACACTGCAATACATCACTTTGTAAATACAGCAGGAATTAAATTTGCAGCGTTAGGTACAAATAGAATATTGTATGCTTATTCTGGTGGTATTTTTTATGACATACACCCAATCAAAGCTACTACAACTTTAACTAGTGCATTTTCTACAACAAATGGATCTGCAGTTGTAACAATAACTTTTGCATCAGCACACAATATAAATAAAAGCGATGTAATATTATTAGATAGTTTTACATCTATTACTAATTCTAATTTTGGATCTGGTGATTTTACAGATATAAAATTTATGGTAACAGATATACCAACTGATACTACTTTAACTATTACCATGCCTTCTAACGAATCAGGATCAGGAGCAACTACATCTGGTGGTATTAGAGTACAACACTATTATCCAGTAGGACCAGCAGTAGAAGTTGCATCTACTGGTTGGGGTCTTGGATCATGGGGTGGTGTAGCACAAGGACAATTTACATCAACACTTTCATCAGGAATAAATGCATCAGTTACATCATTAACTATGGCTAGTTCAACATCTTTTCCATCATCAGGTACAGTACAAATTGGTTCTGAATTAATTACTTATACTGGTAATAGCGGAGGCACATTATCAGGATTAACAAGAGGAGCTACTGGTACAACAGCAGCAATACATTCTAGTGGCGCAACAGTAACAGACGCATCAAACTTTTTTGCATGGAACGCTGCAGCATCTGGAGATATTGTAACAGATCCTGGTCTATGGTCTTTAGATAATTTAGGTAATACTTTAGTTGCAACAATATTTAATGGTGAAAGTTTTACATGGGATTCAAATGCAAATAACGCTACATCAACTAGAGCAGCAATTGCAAGTGGTGCACCAACAGCATCACGTGATATGTTGGTATCTACTCCTGACAGACATTTAATTTTTTTTGGTACAGAAACAACTATAGGAACTAAATCTACACAAGACGAAATGTTTATAAGATTTTCTTCTCAAGAAGATATTACAGACTACACACCTACAGCAACTAACAGTGCTGGTACACAAAGACTGGCCGACGGATCACGGATTGTTGGCGCACTAAGAGGTAGAAACGCAATTTACGTTTGGACAGATACAGCGTTATTTATTATGAGATTTGTTGGAGCACCTTTTACATTTGCTTTTGAACAAGTTGGAACTAACTGTGGATTGATTGGTAAAAATGCATGTGTTGAAGTTGATGGTATAGCGTATTGGATGTCAGAAAATGGTTTTTTTAAATATGGTGGACAACTAGAATCACTACCATGTTTAGTTGAAGATCATGTTTTTGATGATATAAATACAATTCCTAAACAACATATTAATGCAGGTTTAAATAACTTGTTTGGTGAGATTAGTTGGTTCTATCCAAATTCTGGATCTAACACAGTCAATAGAATTGTAACTTATAATTATATAGAATCTTCAGCTGATAGACCTATATGGACTACGGGCACACTAGATAGAACAGCTTGGTCTGATTCTGCAGTGTTTGGTAAACCACACGCATCACAATACGATGCTGATACTAATGTAGCAAGCACAAGTTCAACATATGTGCAAGGTAATACAGATGGGTCGTCAATATATTATGAACATGAAAAAGGATTAGATCAAATTAAAGAAGGTGCAACTTCTGCTATTACTGCTAATATACAATCTGGAGATTTTGATATAGGTATGACAGAAGGTGGAACAGCAGATCTTAGAGGTGATGGAGAATTTATGATAAAAATTAGAAGAGTCATACCAGATTTTTTATCACAAACAGGTGATGCTAGAGTTACATTAAATTTAAAAGATTTTCCTAATGACACTGTAGCCAGTTCATCACTTGGACCATTTACGGTAAATAATTCTACACAAAAAATAGACACACGTGCTAGAGCTAGATCAATATCTTTAAAAATAGACAACACTAGTACAAGTCAGTTTTGGAAACTAGGTACATTTAGAATAGATATACAACCGGATGGGAGAAGATAATGGCATTAACAATGGACCAATTAAACGCAGTATACAATGACATGAATGTCTATGGAAATACTGTTGCTCCAATGGCAGTTAATAATCCTGCTGGTTTACAAATTATTAATAAAGAAGAAGCACCAATGGTGCAACCTGTTACACAATCTAATGGATTACCTTATCTTTTAAATCAAAGTGGTAATCAAAATCAAAATTTTTCAATGGAAGAATATGAAAAAGCTATAGCTAATCAAAATAAAGAACCAACAGATAATTTTTTAACTAGATCGTTGTCGGGTATAATGAATAATAAATTTGTGCAAGGTGCAAGAAATATAGGAAGTATGATTAAAACTCCTTTCATGGGAGGTCTTAGTTATTTAGCTTCAAAAGTAGATAAGTTTGATACTCTACCTTACGTTGATCAACAATACGTAAAACAAAATATGGGTTACACAGGTCCAACTATTTTTGGTGAAAATACTACTGGATTAAATACAGATCTATATGGTAAAAACGTTAGAAGTTTGGGTTTGCTTAGTGATACTGATGGTAGTTATGGACAATTTCAAGTTAATGAAGCTAAAAAATTAGGAGAAAATATAACAAAAAGTGCAAAAGAAAAATACGGTGTAAACTTTAATGTTGATAAATTTTTAGAAGAAGGGAATAAATATTTAGAAACTCTTTCAGGGAAAAAAGTAGATAAATTTAAAAGTCTTAATAAATTAAACCTTGAAAGACTTAATTTTTATGGAAAAGGATCAGCAGCTTTTATTAATCAAAAAGATAATTATCAAAAATCATTAGAAATAAAAGAAACACAAGCTAGAAAAGCTAGAAAAGAAGCTGCAGAGAGACAACAAGCAGAAGCAGCATCATTTGAACAAGCGCAAAGAGCAAGAGAAGCTGCAACGGCGACTAGAGCAATGGCAAATAACCCACAAGTATATAGAAATGCCGGTATAACTTCAGGAGGTTTTGCTTCTCAAAATACAGGTACTAATCCAAGTTTTTCTAATAAAACTGGCAAAGGAAGAACAGGTTACGGCAAGGGAGGCATTGTTAGTTTATAATGGCTAGAATTACACAAGTACTTACACACCCGGATAAAGAATATAAACAATCTGTAGCAGAGTCTTTGAACAGAGATCTGTCTGCTGTGATACAAAAATTAAACTCAACATATCAACAGGATTTAAAAGACGAAATAGAATCTTTTAATTTTTTTATAAACTAATGGCTAATTCATTTGTAAACAAAAAAGTAGATCTAACTAGCACGTCAGCTACTACATTATATACAGTGCCGTCAGCTTCCACAGCTGTAATTAAATCTATATTAGTTTCTGAAGATTCAGGTAACGCTGATACTATAACTATAACAATTACAGACACAGCTAGTGCTGTATTTAGTTTGTTTAAAACTAAAGCTATTGGTGCTAATGCGACCACGGAACTATTGTCAGGACCATTGGTAGTAGAAGAAAGTGAAGTTGTAAAAGTAACAGCTGCAACAGCTAATAGATTACATGTAGTATTATCTGCCTTAGAAATTAAACCAAGGCAAGTAACATCATAGGTTGATTTATATGACAAAAACTAGTATTATTATTAACCCAGGTATGATTCCTGCCTCTAACAATTCAATGTAAAAATTATGATAGATCAAGAAGGAATTAACTCACTGAATACAGGCGCTGAACCTATTACTTATCAAGGTACTGAGGGACCAAAGTCCCCGGAACAAGATCAAGCGATGGCGTTAGGTTTACCTGAAGGACTTACATTAGACGAAGCTGTAAGAACTTTTGATTTAGC